GAATCTTCTCGATGGTAGTACGACCAGACTTCACAGACTCAACAGCTACAGATAGCTTCTCATCAGGTAGTGATGGTAGCTCCTTCTTTGGTAGTGGTCGTGTGCTGAATCTCAGTGCGTCAACCATGCCTTGAGGACTCTTTACCTTTTCGACAGACAATACTATCTGCTTGGAGGTGTAGTCGTCAGGGTTGAATGAATTAAAGAATGTCTCCAACCTCTTGAAATTTGTTCTGTTAGAGACCATGCTCTTCTCAAATTCCTTTAGCTTGATGAACACCTTGTCCTCCTTGCCCATCTCACCAAACATTACGTCTTGGTATATCCTCTCAATTGTTACGATAGTGGGCTCGTACTTCCCGTTGACCTCCAAGTCCCAACTTCCTAGGTACTTGTTGTCCTTCATTAAATTTCTCCAGTGTGACATATTTGATTTTTTTTACAAAGTTGATAATAAATTATTGAATTCCAAGCGAAAATCTACATTTTTTTTCAACAAATCCTCTCTTTTCTTTAGTGTAGTCTCGATAGTGTCTTTGTTGTTGTCTAAAATTGCATGTCTCATTAGGCCGTTGTAGTACTCAACCCTCTTGTCGTTGGTTTGGATGTTTACCATGACTACCCCTGCCTCCCATCCCATATTCGTAAATATGTGTAGCTGTTCAGGGGTTATGTCATCGTAACTATCCGTGTACGTCATCGTGTTCTTGACAACAACACTTCCATCCTTGGTGAATCTCTCAATCTTCACCCCTCGGTCGATGTACCACTCGCTGTATGCAGTGCGGTACAAAGACCTACTTGGCTTGCTTACGTCTTCCCAAGCTTTCATTCGGCAGGGTCAAAGTAGTACGTGAATACCTCTCCATTAGTCTTTTGGCTGTCCCTTACCATAGTCCGTTTGTTGTTTGGTATGATGTATACCTCCAATACGTAACCACCAGTTGGACGGTTTGCAACAAATAAGACCGCCGCATCGTTATCGTTTATAATTGTAAATGATAATATGACCTCCTCGTCCTTGTATAGTTCGTGGTACATGTCCTTGTAAAAGAACCCGTTTGCCTCTACTACTTCATTGTAGAGGTCTAGAGCGTCCTGTAAATTGTCAAACATCATGTACTTTATGTTGTCCTGTGACCTCTTGAATCTCTCTAGTCCAAGTGTCTGTGAACTTGCGTCAATCGATAGCATCACAGCTATCGCAAAAATTATTTTTTTCATTCGTAAAAAAGTTTTAGTAAGTTAATAAAAGCCCAAGCACAGCAGAATAATGTTATCGGAAATAATATTATCGCACTAAGTGTTGAGTAGATTAAATTTGTTCTGAGTAATAAAAATATTATTACTAGAATCGCTATTGGTATCATAGGCGTTGTTTATCTTACACCGCTTGCATATATAGACTTGAATTCATTGAACGACTTTATTCCGCCACCCTTCGACTTGATTATGTCGTCAGGTGTCACGTCATCAATGTATAGGTGAGGTAGCCTCATTAATACGTTGTGAAGTCTTCTGCTTACTGCATTCTTGCATAGCCATTCGTTTACTAGCATACGCTTCTTGATCTGTCTGTGGTATTTTTCGACAACGTCTAACGATTGGATGTACTCATCCCTCGTAACTTTGGTCTTTAGCATGTATGTAAATTATGTTGTTAATACTCGTACCGACCTTTCGTAATGCGTCACGGTAACTTGACGCTTCAATTGTTATGCCCGTACACAAGCTATCGCTTATGTAGTAGCACACGTGATACTGCTTCATCATACTTCTACTTCTATTTTAGTTATTAATTGTTTTGTGTATTCTGGGTCTGTTGAACTATATGCTTGGATGATGTGGCTCAACCATTCTTTCTTCGTGCTGAACTCCGAGCGTAGCTGATAGTCGAAGTGTAGGTCGAATGTCTCTGATGAAAATGTTACAGACAACCATTCGTCCAATTGGTCGAAATAAATTGTCTGCGTTTCAACCCCGTGCGTAATGTCTACGCATCGTAAGGTTGGATAGATTGTTGCTTTCATATCTCGTTTGTTTTAATAAAGTTTTCAATGTACTCCTCGAATGATTCGTCCTCCCAATTTTTTGATTGGTCGTAGCTGTCTACAAACTTTTCGGATAAGGCATACACCTTATCGAATGATTGCCATATGCTTTCTTTCTGCTCGTATGCCCAATAAAAATAAGCAACGAATAATGCTCTGTCTTTTTCCATAATGTTAAGAATGTTAGAAATGAATAAAAAATGTTAAGTTGAAATGAAATCAACATAGTTGAATCCCTTATGGTAGCTAGGTTAATGTTAGAATGTTAATTTTTACTCTATAGAATGAAAAAAAAAATATATATATATATATAATAGTACATATACTATAGTTAATTTTCTACGCTAGTTTTGGGTGAAAAATCAACATTCCAACATAACATATTGATAGATAGTGTTTTAAGTGAAAAAAATCAACATTAAATCAACATAAACCAACATTTGTTAGCACAATAGTGTTTAGGTTTATCATTCGGTAGGCTCTCTTGTGGATGTCGTACACGACAATCAACCCGTGGTCTGATGGATTGAACGATAGTCCTACACCCTTGATGTTTTTTCTTACTCCGATTCTCGCAGTAATTTTTCTGGCCGTTCCATCTTTCTTGATGAACGTCAATGAGAAGAACTTTCCTCCCGTTTGCATTATTTGTTCTCTTGTCATTTTATGTTGGTTTATAGGTTACAAAAAAAATCTTCCTCAACAAATATTGTCGAGCTGAATTCATCTTTTAATTGGTCGATTGTCATACCCTCTCTGTCGGATAGTTCAAGCAACTCGTCTTGGGTCAATTGGTCTATTGTTCTGTACATTGTTTTAGGTTTTTAAATGTGGTTTGTATTTCTTGTAGGTCTTTGTCTTCTATCAACGAGGTCATCGTCTCTATTATTAGGTATAGTTGGAATGTCGACCTATCGTCTAAGTCCCTCTGCTTTTCTAAAAAGTCTAGGGTCGTCTGTCTGTGGTTCACAATCATCGTCTAGAATGTTAGCTTGTCGAATTCTTGGTACATGTCTACGTACTCTAAAGGGAATCTGTCTTTTAGTGCTTGTAACAAGCTATCGTTGTCATACTCCTCGTATCCGTCCCTCTCTGCGTTTACAAGTGGGTTTATTACCTCAACGATATCTTGGTCGTCTAAGGTAGTTACTAGGTAGAAGTCCTCTTCTGACCATGCTGATGTGTTGATTCTAATTACTCTCATAAGTTCTAGGTTTTAAAGTTCATATTCGTTTCCATTCTCGTCATAGTATACGTCCTCGTCAATCTCTTCCCACTCCGTGTAGTAGTAAAACTCCTCCTCGTAGTAGTGGTCTAACATTAATTTGTCTGATTTGAAGTTTAGGTTTTCTTCTTCAGCAACACCTTTCAAAAATTTGATTAAGTGTTGCTCTTCAGAGAAATATAATTCTCCATCACCAACAACATATCCATCGTTCATACCACGTCCCGTAGCATCACAACGTCTTGCGTATTTTTCCATTTTAGTTTAGTTTATTTCGTTTAAAATTATTTCTTGCCAATGTTTAGGTAAATCGGTACAACTAAATACCTCTTCATTACCTCTGCAATCAGCATCTGCCTCATCTTTATCTCCAAATATTAACACTCTTCCGTATGAGTCTTGTAATACATTGTCATTTGCTTTATCATAGATGACAAAGTCCGTCTCAAATAATTTTTCCATAAGTTCTAGGTTTTAATAACTCCATAGAGTTAGGTTAGTATTTTCTTTTATTCTTGCTTTAACTTTAACTATTAACTCGTCCATAATAGCTATTGTCTTTGCTCCTTTGTATTCAGTTATTTGTCGATTGGTCTTACGTCTATAATAAGTTACGTATACCTTTGTTCTGTCTTCTTTCATTACACTTAGCTCTGCTACTGCATCTTTGATGGTTACACATCCTATCTGTATTCTGTCCATAAGTTCTAAGGTTTTATTGGGAACATAAATCCCACGTGTTCATTGTTAATAATTTTTTCTTTGTTAATCCTAATGACTTCAAAATAAATTTTGCAAGCCTCATGTTTACCTTTGGGTCTTCAAGTTCACCGCTTCCTATTTGTTGTACGATATAGGATGGAGACATACCCAATACCCTTGAGCAAAATTTTACGTCTTGCCCAAGGTAGAATTCTTTTTCGTCAACACACAACGTCCAATTGTGGTCGAAGCCGTAGCTACTTGTGATTTGTACTTTCATTTTGTTAAAATTTAATTGGTTAAGACGGCATATCTCTATGCCGTTTCGACTATTGAAGTCATCTTCAGTTAACCTTAAATATTGAGAACAGGAAACCCGTCAATAATAATTTCTACTATTATTGTTACTATTCCAAACCCTAATGCACTACCTAATACGATAGCCCAAATACTCATTAATCGTTCCATTGTGTAATTTTTTATTGGTTAAGACAGCACCTCGTGAGTGCTGTTTCGGATATTGAATCCATCGTCAGTTAACCTTTGTGAAACATTTCTTTCTTGAATCGAATCAAGTGACCCTCCTCGTACTTTAGGAGGTCTGTTAGCTTGTCTCTATCAACATCGATTATCCCGTGTATAGGATGCTTGATATCGTTGATGCCGACAAAGTTTTGATTGCGTTTTAATTGCTCAGTGATTGTTGTTGTTCTGATTGTTCCGTTCATGTTTTCTAGGGTTTAGGTTGTTGTTATCCGATTTGTAATTGACCATCAACAAATGATGGTTGGTATTCTCCATGTTCAGCAGTCATGTCATCTGTCTCGAAGAACGTGCTGTAGCTCGCTAACTTTAATTCGTGACATGCTACTATAACCTCGCTCTCGTCACCAAAAATTGGATGCTCGAAGAATTCGATTTCTTGACCTTGGTCGTTAATCATTTTGCCGTAGCTTGTTGGATTTTTATCCATTAATTTTTGATAGTTTAACATAATTTCTAGGGTTTAGGTTGTTAGTTAATACCACACCTCGTCTAAGGTGTAGCTATACTTCTTACTTACATAAGATATAAAATTGTTCATGTGATTTTCATCGTTAAAATTACGGCTCATAACGACATACTTCCCGTATGCGTTCATGAATTGGATTGTTGCATTCATATTGTTATTTGTTTATTTCCACCCCCTTACTTTCATTCGGGATGTTTTGATTAATACTTTGTTAAGAAAATAGCCTATAATCTCATAGCCGTTCTCGATTCTGATGATTTTACTTTCAATCATGTTTTCTAGGTTTTTATTGGTTAGTGGTGCAGTAGGTATCGCTCCTATTAATAGTCATTCTAACTGCACCTTATTGTTGTTGTTTGCACCACACTTATATAGAGGGAATCGAACCCCCACAAACAGGTTATTTGTTTTACATTTATCACCTCCGACCTTTGGTTATGTCTTTCAGCGGTAGTTTTGTATCCTGTACTACTATTCAGTGCCGATATTAATACCCTCGGTTGTGGGAGTGACCTGTTTCTCGGGACTTACTGAATTTCAGTGCGGAGATGGATTGCCGATTCCATTTTAATCAAGGCTCGTTTGCCTCTCTAAATACTATAACGCAAGACTATTTAAAATGTTACAATAAAAATGCATTTTTTTTCATTTTTTTTCATTTTCTTTAGATAAAACCACCAATATATGCTCGTAAAGTATTGATTGGTTGATAGTTAAGTAGTTTATTTTTTTTTCATTAAATTATTAATATTTGTTGTTTTTTATGTTGGATTGGGTCAGCCCCCTCTCTCCAGTATCGCAACATTGGAAATTTCCGTGCAGATTTTCGGGTCAGATGATCAGCCGATCAGCCGATCGATTGGTCGTTCTATTTAACATAATGTAAATTATATAACACGTATGTTTGGTGACAGACTAACAGGCCGTGCAGTCGGCTGTGCTGAGGTGTAACAGACAGGCCGACCTATCATCCTATAGGTATACAGGCAGGCAGGCAGGCTCGCCTATAAAAAGCTAGAATATCCCAACCAAAAATCCCAAATTCAGACCCCCCCCTCGATTTTTAAATCGTTTTCCTTTTGGGCAGCTCAGCGTCAAACCTATATATTACCCACAACCTCTAAATATTTAATAAATAAAAAAAATAAACTAATAAATATTAGTATATTTGCAGTGTATATAAAAACAAAAAAAAATGACAAGGACAACTAAAACAACAACAAGAAAGCCTACCCCAAATGCAAACAAAGTTAATGTTAACGCAAACAAGGTTAAGGTCAACGCAAACAAAGTAGGCATAAACGAGCTAATTCCGCAAAAGTAGCAGCTAATGCTGCAAGTGTTAAGGCTAATGCTGCAAAAGCAAAGGTTACACCTAAAGTATCTGCAACTAAACCATTAGCAGATAATAAAGTAAAAACTGCTACGGCAGTTCGCACTCCTAAAGCAATAGAGACACGTGGCAAGAGCTTTCTTATTGAAAACGATAGAGGTCTTCGTCAATATGGCACAAACTTACAGCGAGATTCATCTATACGTGCACAAGCTCTTTGGAATGAAGGAGGTAAAATATATCCTGGAGCTGATCGTACGATTTCTGGTATTAGAACCAAGCAAGGATATGATAGAGACATGGCAACTTATGCAAAGAACCCAAAGATGTTAAATTTATTAACAACAGGCCCAAGAAGGAAAAAACGTGAGGAGCTACCTGACTATGTACCAACAAAAAACACGGGAGGTGGTAAATATTTAAGATCTCCTGAGGTTAGAGGTGCTACTGGTACTGGCGGATGCCTAAAAGGTTATTCGTTAGATAAAAACGGAAACTGCGTTAGAACATCAGCATATTAATAGTATATATAAAACAAAAACAAAATGAGAAACAATACACCACCAAAAAAAACAATGATCGGCACTTCTGCATCAGACATAGCAGCACAAGCAAGACAAAGAGCCAAAGATGCAGAACTTCAGAGAAGAGCGAAAGCGATGGGTTGGAAAACAGTATCAGAATATAAAAATTCTGGCTGGGCTCAAAATAAATCAGCCTTTAAAGCTAATGAATCAAAAGTTCAGACATCTAAGTTGACTGAAGAAAAAAAGAACAGTATTCCTATGAAGAATACTACTATCGATAAATTTAGTGAGAAGGTATATCCGATCTGGCAGGCAACAGGAAAACCGTATACAGATACAAAAGGTAGTACCCATACACCAATTATCACATCTGGTATGTATGGAACAAAAGCACAGAGAGATTCATCTCGAGCTGTCGTAACTGGAACTAATCTTGTAAATACTGCGGCAGGTCCTTTATTTAAAGAACCAACTAAAAAGACCCCACTTGTTAAACCAGGTAACACACGTGCTGGAGCATTAGTAAAGCGTACAACAGCCCAACAGAAGGAGCAACTAAGAATAAATAAGCAGCGTTAATGAGCATCCTACTTGAAAATAGGATCTGCTACGGCATCAATTTAGGTTTTGAGCTATTCTGCCCAGACGATTTTTTTGACGAGTACCAATTAGAAATAAACATCCTTATAATAAAGATAACGGTGTTGTGGTAAATATAGCATGATTATTGCTATATTTGTATTAAAATTAAATTAAATGATAGTAAAAGAGATTCACTTTGGCTATGACGGCCAAAAAAAACTAAAGTCTGGCATAAAAAAGATTGCTGGAGCGGTCAAGAGCACGATGGGTGCAAGAGGCAGGACGGTACTAATAGAGTCCGAGAATCACATTGGCGGCATAACTGTCACAAAGGACGGTGTAACGGTCGCCAGGTCGATCAATCTTTACGATCCCACTGAAAATTTAGCTGTAATGATGATGCGACAGGCAGCTGATCGCACTGCTGTTGTTGCTGGAGACGGAACCACAACGGCAATTGTGTTGGCTGAGTCTATAATTGACAACGCTGACAATATTATCGACAGTGCTGACAATATTACGGAGGTGATACGTGAGATATCTGAGATAACGACTAAAATTTGCTCAAGATTGAGCAAGATGTCCAAGAAATTAAGTGGAAAGAAGCTACTTGACGTTGCCACCATCTCTGCGAATAACGACAGGGAGGTTGGCAAGATGATCGCTGACACATTTAGCAAGGTTAGTGTTGTTACTGTTGAGAACAGTCAGACTCCAAGCACACACGTAGAGATAATCAGTGGAATGAAGATCGATCGGGGGTTCTCTTCTAAGTACTTCATCACTGATCAAAAGAAGCAGGAGTGTGTACTTGACAATCCGTATGTATTGATCACGGACCACGAGATATCCAACATACTAAACATAGAGAAGGTTATCGCTCACGTGATATCATCAAACAAGTCGTTACTAATCATCGGTCAGCTTAGTGCATCTGCACTAAACACGTTAAACTTGAACGTTGCACAGGGCAAGATAAAGGCATGTAACATAATACCTCCATCATTTGGGTATAGGAGCAAGGACCTGTTGTTTGACTTGTCTGTCTCGTTGGGAGGAACATACTTCTCTGAGGACACTGGTGACGATCTATCTGTCATTGAGGTTGAGGACCTTGGTCGTGCTTCTAGGGTTATTGTCAACAAGGACATGACGCTATTTATGCCTTTACCAGCTATGACTGATGCTATAAACAAGAACATCGAGGTGTTAAAGGAATCAATTGCTGAGACTACAGACGTTAACGAGGTAAACTTTATAAACGAGAGAATCGCAAACATGTCTGGTGGAATTGGTATCATATATGTTGGTGCACTTAGCGACATTGAGCAAAAAGAAAAGAAGGACCGTATTGACGATGCTGTGTGTGCTGTAAAGGCTGCACTGGAGGACGGGATACTTCCTGGAGGAGGAATTGCATTGATAGATGCATTTGACCTTGAGTTTCCAGATGTAAGCACGACTGCTGAAAAGATAATGTTAAACGCTGTTGCGTCTCCATTCAAGCAGATCGTATTAAACTCTGGAAAGAATCCTGAATTAATTTTGTCTGAGATGCCAATCGGTAGAAATATCGGGTATGACGTGAAGAACGAGTGCTACGGTGACATGATCGGTATGGGTATTATTGACCCAACGAAGGTGACAAGAAATGCATTAATGAATGCTGTGTCTGTTGCAACTACAATAATGAGTACAGACGCAATAATAACAAACATAAGAGACTATGAAGGTTCTAAATAGATTTATATTAATAGAGAGGGTATTCGAGCAGAGAGAATCCAAGAGTGGATTAATACTCAGCGGTGACGACTCAAAGGACATGCGTTACCACAAGGCAACTGTCGTTGAGACTGGTGTAAATATAGATGGAATATCTAGTGGTGACGTTATACTATTTGACAAGGTCTCTGGCCACGATGTGCTTATAGGCGACCAAAGGATGTCGGTGATTCAGGAGAAGGACGTTGTTTGCGTTCTTTAAGTTTATTGTTAAATCTTTTGACGGCTATAGCCACTGTTTTTTGTGAAAAGGTGGCTGTCTGATTATAGATTCGTAGGTTTGTCTCAGGGAACATATCTATACCGAGCAGCTTTTTATGCATCCCAGACACCATCTTTTTAGCCATTGGAGAAAGCTCAAATAGTTCAGCCTCACCAAATCCCTTTGTTCTCCACTTTGATATGAATCCATATCTATATAGTCTGTTGAATCTATCCTTGTCCCATGGCATGAAGTTGGCGTACTCTCTAAATGTTGTCCTGTTGAATAGGTGCTCACCATATAGGTAGAGTATCATCTCAAGGTCGTTGACTTTTTTTATGTCGTACTCGTACATTGTAAACTTACGAACCAGTCCCCAATTCTTAAGGAAGTCATGCTTAACCTCTGATCTAACTACGATTTCTTTTTTTTGTTTTCTTACTCTTCTTTGAATCATTTTGATTATATTTGCATTATAGTATCAAAGATATAAAATAAACCTTAAAAAAAACAAAAGTTATGCCATTTGATGACAAAAAAAAAATCGAAAGATTAAAAAAGAAAGAAGTTAGACTTGTAACCAGAGGTAACAAGGCTGTAGATGAAGGTAGAGACAAGAGAGCTGATAGAATATTAGGAAGAGCAGCGAAAGTTGAAAATCGTATAATTACCTTAGAAGAAAAAAAAAATAAACCCACTAAAAATCAAACTCCCAAGTATTTAGGAAAACAAGTTCCTAATACGGTACAAGGAAAAAACACCCCTAGAGTAGCTCCTACAATTACAAAAATAGTTCCTCTACCTACAATTACAAAATATAATAAAATGAAAAAATGAAAGACCCTCGATTAGAGCGAGCTGGAGTCGAAGGTTTTAATAAGCCTAAGAAGACACCAAGTCACCCAACCAAGAGCCACATCGTGGTTGCTAAGTCGGGTGATCAGGTAAAGCTCATTCGTTTTGGTCAGCAGGGAGTAAAGACCAATCAGACGGCTGGTCAGCGTGAGGCGTTTAAGAGCCGTCATGCAAAGAACATTGCTAAGGGCAATATGAGTGCTGCATATTGGGCAGACAAGATTAAGTGGTCACCTAGCAAGACTGCATCAAATAGTAAAAAATGGGTAAAGGGATCATGATTCACTTAATAGAACAAGAGCTAGAGACTAATTTAACATTAGACTTAGCTAAAGACTTACTTGAACAAAATTTTAATGCAAGCAATACTGTTATTGTAACAGTATCTGCTGACTACTCTTCTAATGTAGGGCAATTATTACGTCATGCACTTAGCCATGGTGAAGAGATTTGTGATGGATTTGGTATAGATGTACCTTATCCTGATGAAATTTGGGACGAAAGATATATAGGTGAGCTAATTAAAGTATTTGACCTATATAAGTACAAGCTTGAAAACAAAAAAATACTATTTGTAGAGGCTGGTGTTATAAGGGGTTCTAACTACAAGTACATACAAGATTTCTTGTGTGATCATTTAGGCATAACAGAGGACGTATTTTTCTTAGCTTTATTTGAAAATAAAAACTCAAAGTTTAAGTCTAATTTTGTTGGTGAGTATTACGATAATGAAACTCAAGATTTAACATTTTGGTGGGAACAAGAAAATAAACATTGGATATGAAAGACGCTTGCTATAAAAAAGTAAAATCACAGTACGATGTTTTTCCATCTGCTAGAGCATCTCAGGCCATTGCAAAATGCAGGAAGAGTTCTGGTGTTGTTAAAAAAACAGAGGCAGGAGCATCCTTAAAGAGATGGGAAAAAGAAAAGTGGACTGACACTAAATCAGGTAAGGCTTGTGGTGCAGGAGGAAAGAATGAGTACTGTAGACCAAAGGTGAAGGTTTCTTCAAAAACTCCTAAAACAATTTCTGAGATAGGTATATCTAAGTTAATTGCTAAGAAGGCAGAGAAGTCTAGAGTTGGTATGGGCAGAAAAGTTTCAAAGGTATGATAAACATAATTGATAATTTCTTAGATGACTTAACTTTTTTTGATACTTACAATAAGTTATTGGAAAATGATTTTGAGGAGGTAGTTGTTGGAGACAAAAGTTTTTGGGTACAATTTAGCAATCCAGAATTTGATCAAGCTATAATAAATAGAGTTAGTTCAATAGAGGGTGTAAGCAGGGAGTCTGTACTCAGTTTTTTTAGAGTGGCTACAGATGAGTTAGACACAGACTGGAGAATACACGCTGACTCTATAATAAATGGTGAAAGACCAACTAGGGCACTTGTTTTAAATATTTCACCAAGCAAAATGAGTGGACTACACGGCACCGCATTTTGGAGTCATAATGATCTTGGTGATAGCCTACACGATGGGGTATCGTTTGAAGATTTTGACGGAATGCTTTTAAATGACTCAAATGATTTATCTAAGTGGGAATTACAGTCTGTAGTTGGTTACAAGATCAACAGGGCGGTTTGTTACCCATGCAATTATTTCCACAGCAAGTATCCGAATGTCGGATGGGCAGATGGAAGAATGGTTTATGTAATGTTTTATAAATAAATAATATATGTTAATACTAAAAAACAAGGGACTTGGTGACACGATTGCATCAATAACAAAGGCAACGGGAATAGACAAACTAGTCGGAGAAGACTGTGGTTGTAAGCAGCGACAGCAGAAATTAAATAATCCAGATTTACTAATAAACAAAATATTTTATGGCACAAAGCAAGACATCGAAGTACTACGAGAAGAACCCGAAGGCAGCGGAGAAGCATAGGGAGTACCAGAGAGAACTAAACAAGAAGGAAGAGCAGATTAAGTACCGATCAGAACACGTGAAGGAGCGTAGGAAGCTTGGTATTGACGGCAAGGGAGGTCCTGATGTAAGTAAGAAAAAAAATGGTACCTTTGTGAAGGAAAACCCATCGAAAAACAGAGCTCGAAATGGGGCAAATGGAAAAAGTACTAAAAAATAAATAGACATGGCAAATTTAAAATTACAAACTAGTGTAGCAGCGGCTGTTACACCAAGCAATACGGTAAACATACCATACCCTGGAGACAATACTGCATCACCAAATACATCAGCGTGGCCTTGTGTCCTTTATGTAGGTGGAGCAGGAGATTTAAGAGTTCTTACTGCTGGGGGTAACGATGTTACATTGGTTGGAGTTGCTGCTGGAACTTTTATTCCTATTCAGGTTGTTAGAGTTTATAGCACAAATACAACAGCTACAAGTATTATAGCCCTTTGGTAAATGATACAAATAGGTATAAATATAGCGGTAAAAGGTTTATCAATTATTAGTTCTTTGTTTGATTTTAGAGTAACTGAGAGTAGTGATAAAAGAATAACTGAGTCAGGAGATAAAAGAGTAAAAGAATAAATATATATAATGGCAGATTTAAAGATTAGTCAATTAACAGCAAAGGGTACAGCATTAGCTGCTACTGACTTATTAGAGATTAGTGAGAGTGATGGGGCAGGTGGCTATGTGACAAAGTCAGTGACAGGTGCAAATGTAAAGAGTGGATTACAAGCTACTCTAGTAAGTGGCACTAACATTAAGACTATTAACTCTACATCATTATTAGGTAGTGGTGATTTGGTGGTAGGATTAACTACTCCTGCCAATCTCATTATATTATATCCCTTTATCCCTGCAAATACATTAACAGTTTCAAGTTTGCAAATTAATGTAACATCTGCTACTGCTTCAAGTTTAATAAGAATACTTGTATATTCAGATTTGAATGGTGTACCTAGTTCTAAATTATTAGAAAGCACTAGCCTTGATTGTAGTACAACAGGAGCTAAGACATATACTGCATCTTTAACATTTACGGCAGGTACAGTTTATTGGTTGGGATATTATGCAAATACATTTCCGAGTAGTTTGTCTGCAGTACCAGGTGTTGAACTGACACCAATATCAGGTCTTGCGGGTAGTTTTGGTGCTGCTAACATTACTGTAACTGCATCTACAACTTTTGGTTCTGCACCATCTACACTTGGTACAGCTACACCTGCCTTAAATTCCGCACTTCATATAAATTTAATATCAGCATAATATGGCACAACTAAGAAATGAAATTTATGATGAGAATGGACTTGTTGAAGTTATTTTCACTGAAGTAGAAGGACCTACTCAAGATGAACTAATTGCTCAAAAAGAGGCTCAGCTCCTTGCTTTGTATGAAGAGTTAAAATCTCTGAAAGAAGTAGAAAATCAAACTGTATTTACTTAAAAGTTTTTAATTGTGCAAATAAGCATAGGCATATCTGTAAAGGGGACAAAAACATCAGGCCCACCATCTAATCCTGTTAATACGGTAGCACCTGTAATATCAGGTAATGCATCTGTAGGTTCTACTCTTACTCTTACAAGTGTAGGCTCATATACAGGTGCCGTTCCAATTACATACACATATCAATGGTATAGAGGAGGATCAACTTTGATTGTAGGTCAAACATCTACAACTTATATTACTCAGGTAGCAGATGTAGGGTTACAGGTGACTTGTCAAGTAACGGCAAGTAATGCCTATGGTTCAACTTTTGTCTCTAGCAATTATATTATTATACCTACTGCACCTGTTAATTTAACGCTACCTATTGCAGGAGCGTCTTCTCTTTATGTTGACGGTCAAATTACAACTACAGATGGTACTTGGAGCAGTTCACCAACAAGTTTTACTTATCAATGGAAACGAGGAGCAACTAATATTGGAACAAACGCAAACACTTACACTTTAGTAAATGCAGATGCAGGTTTAAATATAACTTGTGTAGTAACAGCAATTAACGCATCAGGTTCAACACCTGCAACATCAAATATTATTGTGCCTTTAGCTTTAAGTGCACCTACAAATATAGATTTACCTGCTATAAACACTGAACAGATTTGGCAAGTAGGTATGACAATTAGTTTTACAGGAAATAATTGGGACGGAAACCCTTTTCCTACTTTGACTTACCAATGGCAAAAAAATACTGGCGATATATCAGGTGCAACAGATGAGACTTACGACCTTACAGGTGACGAAGAAGCTGATTTAGTAGGCGTAAAATGTATAGCAACTAATACACAAGGAACTGCATTTGAATTAAGCAACACAGTATTAATAGAACCATAATGAAACACTTAGTTATATTACTTTTATTATTATCGTCATGCTCTTTGGAAAAAAGACTGGCGAAGTATTGCCCGTTGTGTGTACAAAAAGACAGTACAGTAACTGTAATACAGCTTAAGGATACTACGATAACAATCCCTGGTGAAACAATAACGCTAATCGACACACTTTATTGTGACTCATTAGGAAATGTAATATCTAAACTAAAAGAAGAACTAAGAGATAAAGATGGAACTTTAGTAAGCGTACAAACTAAGATTAAAGATAATGTGTACTACACAAAAGCCAAGGTACACACAATATATAAAACAATTAAGGGTAATGATGTTTACCATACCAGAGTTGTTACCAAAACTTTAAAGCCAGAGAAGATAAAGTACATACCATGGTGGGTAAATTTCTTCGCTGTACTAGGGGTGATACTATTTATAATACTCCTTATATACTTTGGTTACAAGCTGATTAAACTTTATTTATTATGAAAACACAGTTATCTTTATTAATACTATCTATACAATCAAAAATTTTGACACTTATATCTATATGCTTTGCATTCTTTTTACCAATAAGTGGGATACTGCTAATGATAGGAGTACTAATATGCATTGATACTTTTACAGGTATTTGGAAAGCTAAAAAGTTAGGGGAGAAAATTACTAGCAGAAAGCTCTCATCTATAATAAGCAAGTTAGCACTCTATGAAGTTACTGTGATTATGTTCTTTTTAATAGATCAATTCATACTAAATGATATCATACTTAATTTTTTCAGTGTACCATTTATGCTCACAAAGGTAGTGGCATTAGTGTTATCTAGTATAGAGGTGATGTCAATTAATGAGAATTACAAAGTAGTCAAAGGCATAGACCTATGGCAGTCAATGAAGTTACTATTTGCTAGAGCTAAAGAAGTTAAAGAGGACCTAAATAAAATAAAGAAATGACATACACTAGAGAACAAATTGAAAAAGCTGTAAAGGCTAAAGGATATGTATACTTTGCAGGTGCTAAAGACTATGATGTAAATATTATAGGAGTTCGTAACTCAGCACCTGGTCAAAAAGTTACTAATTTATTTGATGACAAAATAACTCTATCCTATAGAGTAGGTGGTAAATGGTTTTATCATGAGTGGGATGCTACTACTGAGCCAGGTAAAAAGGGAGTAATGCAATTCCATAATGCTAAGGGAGTAGCTAGATTAGTGCCAGGACAATATAGAGGAGCTTATGCTGTATCTATGCATAGGGGTAAATATCAGGCAGTATGTCAAAGACTAGCAGATGTGACTGTATGGAGAGATGGTAATAAAGACATGACATTTGATGAGTCAAAGACTGATACAGGAATGTTTGGAATTAACATACACAAGGCAGGGACTGTTTCAAATTTTGTGGAAAACTGGTCAGAAGGATGTTTGGTTTTTAAAAAAGTTAAAGATTTTAATGAGTTTATGGTAATAGCTAATAAAGCAAAAGAAATACATGGTAATCATTTTACATTAACATTGATTACTAGTGATGATATTGAATAATAAATACTATGTATATGCACATATAAACATAACAACCAATGAAGTTTTTTATATTGGTAAAGGTTTTGGTGATAGATGCAATAGCTTACTTGGTCGTTCAAAATATTGGCACAGAATAGTTAATAAATATGGGTATGATGTAATTATAATACAAGAAAGCTTAAGTAATGAAGAAGCATTAGAAAAAGAAATATATTGGATTAAGCGTATAAACAGAAAAATTAATGGAGGTTCTTTAATTAATATGACAGATGGCGGAGATGGCGGAGATACTATTTCTAATCACCCAAAAAGAAATGAAATAATTTTAAAAATTTCAAAAGCTAATAGTGGTATTAATAATCCTAACTATGGTGGAAAATTTATTTCTGATTCTTTTAATAAGAAACAAAGTGATTCAAATAGCAAAGTGCCATTAAAAGTTACTGATACACAAACTGGTGAAATATTTTTTTTTAATAATTCTAAAAATTGTGCTATAGCCCTAAATGCTAAACCCAGTAATATACGAATGTGTAAAAATAATTATAAATTAAAAAAAAGATACATAATTGAAGATGCTGCATAAAGAATATCATATCTTTAAAAGATCAAATGACATTTAAAAAAAATATGTAAATTTGTAATAATGAAAAAGCAATTAGAGTCTAGCAAAAGAATAGTTCGATTTATCAGTCGTCCTGGAGTTCATGCTAAGAGCAAGACATCACAATTAAAGACATCAAAGAATTATAAAAAAAAATATAAAGGACAAGGGAAATGAAAA